GATACGTTCCACACGGGTACGCCCCCGCTCGGCTCCGGCTTCCTCCTCCTTGCGTATCTGCTCCTGTAACATCCCGATACGCCCGTCCAACCCGGCCAGTTCCAGTTCCACCTGCCGTTTTTTTTCAGAGAGCGGCACGATGTCTTCCTCCACTTGGGCTATGGCCTCGTCCACCAGGATACCGTTGGAAAAGCGGTTGATGACCTCTTTCTTCTCCTTGTCCGATGACGAAAGAAAATCCTCATACCGGTACTTGGAGAGAATGAAGTTGTTGAGCAGTTCGTCGCGTGTGACACCCAGTTTGTCAAGAATATACCGGTTATAGGCATCAACCGAAGGCTGTACCGCCTCGTCGGTCATCACCTGCCTGCCCCCACGGTAAAGCGTGCAGCTGACAGAGGAAGTCCCCTTGCGCGGGATACGGCGGTTGACGAGCAGTTCCTCGGTGGCGGAATCGTTGATGAAATGTAAGGCGACGCGGCATTCTTCCGCCGCATCGTTGATAATCTCCTCCGAGCGTATCTTTCTAAGCGGGCTGCCCGTAATACCCACGGCGATGCATTCCAACAGGGCAGACTTGCCTGCCCCGTTCGACTGCTGGGAGTCATTGTCCCGGTTATCGCCGAAAATCAATGTCGTCACGCCTTGCCGCAGCATGTAGGACAGTGAACGGAAGGCGCAGAGATTTTCGGCTTCTATCGTCTTTAATTTCCACATGATCTGTTTTCTATTTTAGATAAATACTCCAATCCCATCGACACATCCTCGATCTGTTTCTCCCGGCAGAAGTCCTCGTAGGTTTCCCGGATGCGGCGGCTGTCGAATTTCTCGAAGAGCGAAGAGGATACCGCCTCCGGCAGCTGCTCGTCATCGGCAACCAGTTCCACCTTCGCCGCTCCGGCTTCCAGCAAGGCGGCCTTGTCCACCGATTTCATCGCGGCGGCAGGTGCATGGACACGCACCTTGACCTTGTAGCGGCCGTCGGCCTCCATTTCACGCAGCTCGTCCATCAGGTGCAACCCGGCACGTTCCGCCGGCATATCCATGACACGGTACCGCATGTTCACGCGGTTCTTGACAAACTCGTACGTGCCGTCCGTATACAGCACCGTGTATCCTTTCTCCTCGTCCTCCCCGAAGTTGTGCTGGCGCGAGGAACCGATATATTCGATTCCCGTCCCCGGAATGACGGTACGGTTGTGGTAATGGCCGACAAAGACCTTGTCGAAAGGAGAGAATATCCTGGCAGGCAGCTCCTTCTCCGAAGGCTGTGCCAATGCCCCGTTGATACCCTCATGGATGTAGAGGAAGCGCTCCGATTTTCCGGGAAGCGCTTCCGCAGCCAATCGTCCGAGCCTTTCGGCAAAAGAGCCGTCTTCCGGAAAATAGCTCATTACATGGAGCGCGAACTTCCATTCCGGACGGCACAGGGTCAGGTACTCATCCACGACAGTCACATTCGGATGCCGGTCGAAGACATGACAATATCCGCGCAGGGATTCCTGGTTCACCTTGTCGTGGTTTCCTTCCGCCAGCGTGACATGGATGCCATGGTCCGCGGCGGATACAAGCATATCCCTGACGGCCAGAAGGACATCGAGTGTCTGGGCGGCGCGGGAAAAGAACAGGTCTCCTCCGACAACCACTTCCCGGATATCCCGTTCCCTGCAAATCCCCATGGCCTCCTGCCAGTTGGCCTGGAATGCAGGGATGTTGTCTTTCGAGATGTGGATGTCATTCAATAACAAAAGGCAGGGTTTGTTCTCTTTCATACTAAGCGATTGTGATTAGGACGGGAGGCCCGGATGCCTCCCGTCGGATTAGAATTCAAGAACTTGTGAAAGGCTTATCTGCGGCGGCGGGGACGCCCGGCACGCTCTTCCGTTTCCTCCGGCTGCTCTTCTTCCTCCCCGGGGGCATCCTCCGGTTCGTCACCGGGCTTCGGACCCTCCATCTCGCTTTCGATCAGGTCGAGCAGTTCACGGTTGCTCGTGGAGCGTGTGACACGCACGGAGAGCCCTTCCTGCTCGATGTAGCCGCGGATCATCGCACGTAGCTCCTGGCCCTCCTCGGTCTTGTCACCGAGTTCCTGCCGCTGAAGCTCGTCATAACGTTCGAAAAGGTCGTCCAGCGAGATGCCTCCGCTTTCACGCCCGTTTTCCCTGCCCGCTTTCGTACGGCGGTCGAACGAGAACGCGGATGTGTCCTCCTTGGGCAGTTCACCGTCCAGCGTGCCGATGACCGTCTTCATTTCATCCGTCTCCATGAGCGACATGCCGTAGATACCGTCGCACTGTTTGAGGAACTCGACGGTGGCTCCCAGATGATAACGGGTGTAGCGGCAGATGATTTCCGGGATACGCGGCGCCCCCATCAGGGCGGTCAGCTCCTCCTTGGTCAACGGTACCGGTTCCGATTCGTTGTCAATGGAAATGACATACTCGGTCTTGGCTCCGTTCTTGCGCTTTTCAATCTCCACCGGATAGGCGTCATACACCGAGGAAACCGGGCACGGGTAAGACGGATTCTTGGCCAGTTTCTTGCTCCACAGCTTGAACTTCCGCTCATCCAGGTCCTTGAACTGGGCATGGGAAAGGGTCATCATCTGCACGCCTTTGGCACGTTCACCCAGGTCGAATACATAGAGACAGTGGCCGTAACTGTATTTCAGACCGCCTCCGAACGAGCCCCCGGCAATCTTTTCCGCCAGTTTGTCGTCCCCGTCCTCTTTTGCGGCTTCGACGGCCATGCGGCGGTAAGTCTCGATGGGATCAACGCTATATCCGGCATCGGTAGCGCGGGTGACAGTGACATACATCTTCTGGGGCTTGTTCCCCGTAGCGGGTTTCTCCAGCTCCAGAAGCAGCTGGTGGACGGGATACTCATAGCCCGGACGTGTCGGCGAGCCGTCCGGATTGGGAGCGATGGGCAGGATACGGAGACGGTAAGTCCCGAACTTGTCCATGCGGAAGAACTCCGTACGGGCGAACGCCCTGTTCTCCTCCTGGGCACGCAACTGTGCCTCCTGATAAGATTCCTGAACGCCGAGGAACATTTCCTCGACAGACATGCCTTCCATGCCGTTGTTCTTTTCTTCTTCTTGCATAAACGCTTTGTTTTATGGATTTAAAAATGCCCGAAGAATGCGACACGGCATACCCGCATCGCAAAGAAACTGGTAACAGGACGGACGGGTTCGGTTGCACCGTCCGCGTTCAACTGATAAAACTGGGAGAGGATGTCTCGCTGACCGTATCCCGAAAGAGGATACTCATTTGACAATATGGAAAGGTCTTGCAGCGACCGTGGAATACAAAATTAGGCAAATCACCCGGAACAGCCATACATGTACATGAATGTTTGTCACCGGCATTGTCCTTCAGCGCATTACCGTTTCATTTTAAGAATGTTTTTAATCTCCCCGAGCAGTCTGTCGCCGCCCGGCGCGTTCCGCGCTTCGGCAAGCAGCCTTCTGCGGTTCCGGCGGATATACTCTTCTCTCTTGCGGCGGCATATGCCTTCATAGTAGGCTTTGCGCCCCGGCGTGAGCCGTTTCCCGCGCCGGCAATAGACCCCGTCCCGGCGGTACTCGTCCAGGTAGCGGCGGAACTTCGCCTTGCCGCAGGAAGGGTCTTTCGATGCCTCCGCCACCGACCGTATGACCTGCCAGTCCGGCTCGAAGGGCTGCTGCGTGGCGCATAACCTGCGGAGCAGATGATAGACTACCGGCATCTCATACCGGAGCATGAAGCCTATCCGTGTCTCGTCGAAAGGAAAGCGCTTAAGCGTCCCCTGCGGTCTTCCGTCTTCTCGCTTTCGGGGCTTCTGCTGCCGGGGAGACGGTTTCTTCTGCGGCTGCCGCCTGATTTTCTTCTGTTTCATGATGTTGCGGTTGAATGGTTTGCTGTACGGTTTCACGGACGGGAACGTTCCTGCGCTCCGCAATCCTCCGGCGGCTTTCAATATCGCCGTTTACATTGAGTTTATGTTTCATGACTATACAAAATAGGTGAAGTTGAGTTCTACATTGACATTGTACATACCGCGCTCGTAAAGCTGTATCCTGCGCGAACCGCCGTAGATGGTGAACGAGGAGCCCCGGTTGTACTTGTGGTCATCGTTCCAGTCAGCGGCGCTGCAGCGCACGCTGTATCTCGGGGGCTGTATCTTGTTCGGGATGACGGCCACGATGCCGCCCCAGTTGCTGCCGTCCCTGCGTGCGGTATTGATATACCCCTGTATGGACACGATATTCCCGATCTGGCGGACAAACAGCCCCTGGGTATCTGTTCCCGAACCGCTGTTTTCCATCCGTATCCATCCTGTATCCGCCAGCAGGGGCTGGTATTCTTCCGCATAGGCGGCACCGATAGCGCGGCAGGCCTGCCGTTTTGCCTCCGCTGTCGGCAAGGACAGGTCGGAAAGTTTGCCGTCCTTGCGCAGGTAGTCCTTGACGATTTCGTCCTTGGACAACACGTCCAACTTGTTCCGCAGGAGCTGCCGGGCTTCCATGGGGGATTTCCCTTTCCCGGTCAAAAAGTCGATGTAATCCTGTAACAGGTTTTCAAGCGCGGCGAAGCGGGCGTCCGCCCCGGCCTTGGTATACAGGTTCAGGTTGGTGGCGATGGTATCCTTTTCGGAAGCGTTGTAGCCGCCCATCAGCCGTTCCGCCTTTTTCTTGAGTTCCCTGACAACCTGCGAGGTCATCACGTATCCCTCGACCTGTGCGTGCGAAATGCCACCTTCATCCATGTAGGCGAACGAACCGGTCTTGATTTCCAGCAGTTTGTCCCTGAGTTCGGGTGTGAAGACAATGCCCTCGTAAGCGGAGTCAGTCCCGAGCTTTCCGTCCATCATCCGGTCTATCTCGGCCGTGGAATAGACTTCGAGGTTCTTGCGTGCCTTGCCCTTGTCCGGAAGGTCGGACAGGTTAGAAATCTTGGCCAGTTTCAGCTCTCCGGTACCTTTCTTTTCGGCATCGAGGGTATCCCTGACGGCCGCCTGCCGCTTTGCTTTCAGTTCAGCGGCTTCCTCTGCCGTCAACCCGCTGATCTCGTCCGCCGTCAGGCGTACCAGCTCCTTCAGTCCTTCGGAGATTTCCAAAAATACCTCCCCGGCTTCCGCTTTGGAATAGACATCGATATTCTTCCGGGCGGCAGCCTTGTCCATGACATCGGAAAGGTTCCCGTCGGCGGAGAGTTTCATTTTCAAAGCCGCCGCAACGGTTCCCGATGTGACATAACCTTCGCCGCCCTCCGTCAGTTCTCCGGTAGTGATAGCCGCCAGTTTCTTCCTGTATTCGGTCGTGAAGTCTTCGGTAGAGAGCTGTTTGCCTTCTACCGCATCCACTTTCTTTCCCATCGCCTCCGTAAAGGCCGTGACGGTCACATAGGTGTCGGACACGGATTTTCCGTTGATTTTAAGCGTACCGAGCACATCCACCGCTCCCAAAGGGGCAAGCACGATGTCGCCCAGAGCGTTCCTCAGCGCAAAACGGAAACTGTCAGCGGTGTCGAAGCCGACGGTGGCGAGCAGCGCGGCGGCACTGTCGCGCCAGGTAATCAGGTTTGTCAGCCTGGCATTGTCTTTCGTATAGGCGGTATTCTGAATATCGATGCCCCGTCCGGCGCTTTGCAGGGAGAGCAGGCCACCGACCTGCAGGGTGGCGGTACGCCCGATGACTTTCAGAACAGGTGTGGCGCAGGCTTTTCCGTCATGCACGGCGAAGTCACGGTATTTTGTTCCGCCGCCCTCCGTGCCGTGGTAATTGATACGGATACAACCCTCGTCCGTCACATCCGAGGTGTTGTAGATGTCGTATCCCTTGATGCGGACAGCCCCGATCCGGGCGTTTTCACTCAGCGAAGTACCGCAGGATATGCCGTCTTCCGTAACCCTGGCCAGTTCCTTTCCCTGTTTCATGAAACTGAACGTGCCGTCCGTCCGGATGACAATCTCGTTGACAAGCAGACCGTGCAGGTAGGCGCCGATGGCGGCATGGCCGTCCGCCTTGACGATGCCTTTGAGCATGTAGCCGTTCCCGCCGCTGACGGAGACGGCGGTCTTGGAACTGATTTCTTTCTGCCCGGTGAACGTTCCGGCCAGCACCAGATCCTTCTTGACGGTCTGCCGGGCAAAAGGTGTATCGAGCAGGACGGCATAGCGGCCGAAGAACTTGTCGATGAACCGGGGCGCGTAGCTCTCCGTCACCTCGATAGCCGCCGGCAGTTTGCCGGTAACCGGATCGACCGTATCCGGAACAGCCCTGGCCCCGGCACAGAGATAACAGGTACGCCCGCGCTTGTTGACCTCATTGGCGTAGACCACCGATTCATGCCGGTTGATTTCGTATATATAATAGGGATAGACGGCATCGGCGCAGCCGTCGAAACGGCGTACCTTTCCGCCGAGCCAGACATACCCCGGGGAGATGCGGGGACCCTCGATCTCGCATCCGGAGATGATGAAGTCCGAGCAGCCGTCAAAAACGGCACTCATGCTGAGAGCCAGTTCCTGCAAGTTCAGGATATCATCCGAGTAGGTATACCGTCCGCCGGTTTCCGCAATATATTCTTTCATTGTCCTGTATTCTTATTGGGGGTGTATTCGTCTTCGTCGATCTTGATCAGGTAGGTCTTGCCTGCTGTCTTGTAAGTGTTCACCACATAGGAAAGCATATAGACCAGTTCCTGCGGAGGTATGGTGACGGGCGGGACGCAGACCATGAAGCTGACCTTGTTGATCAGCTTCTCTTCCGCCAGCAGGTAGAACGGACGGGGGCGTTCCGCCTCGTTGTCCGTTGTAACCTGTTCCCCGTTGTACCATACGGTGAAAGGACGCTGGTATTCCGCCCCTTCGTGGTACAGGTCCACACCGACACCCGTGCTGTCCTTGATGAAGATGCGGTCCTTGCCGTCCTTGATGTATTTACCGAACCGGTAGTTCAGGAACCACTCGAAATAGATGACCTGCGAGGTCATGCGCGCCTCGACGTGCCGTTCCCTCGTGAAACTGCGGAACCACTCGTTGGTGCGTTGCAGCGGGTAGAGGCAGCTCTGCACGAACAGGATGAATTTCCGTCCCGACAGGTAGTGCGGGACAAGGCGGTTTACGGTGCGGTCTATGGATAACTTATACCTCATGGTTCTCTATTTTCAGGATGATGGCCTCACGGAAGTTGGGCAGGCCGACCTCCTCGTCCTTGCCGGATGATTCTTTCAGGTATCCCGATGCGGTATGGGTCATGCGGGCGACACGCTGCGGGGGCCGGATATGGCCGTCGGTATCGTGGCTGGCTATGAAGATTCCCTGTTCGGGTACCGCATTCTCGTCAATATGGACATCGGTCACATGTTCCGCACGACGTACGGCATCCGTCAGACGGGAGACATAGACGGCGGCATCGAAGTCAATTTCCATCATATAGGCGTTCAGCTGCTCCTCGATGGCGTCATATACCTCGGATTCGGGTACGGCCCCGTCATGGAAGACCGTCAGGCGCGGTATCAGCACATCGCCCTTGGTGGAGATAACCTCCACCCGTGTTCCGGCAAACTTCAACTTGCCGATATAGGCGTTGATGGGTACCAGGTCTTCAGGCGGTATGGCGGAAAGGTTGCCTTTCGTGCCGGTAGCCACTTTCAGGATCAGCTTGCTGTCCAGATTCCGGTCATCGGTACTCTCCACATACGATACCTGCGTGATGATGCGTTTGCTCTCGTCGACATTCGGATAGCCGAACGCCAGCCCGTCTTCCCGCACCGTCAGTTCGTCCCCCTGCTGGTACTGCAGCAGGGCATTGGCATAATAGGCAGGCGTACCGTTGATACGCCCGTTGATGGCTTCGGAAATATCCACCGCGAAGACATCCAGCAGGGTCTCGAAACTGTATATGGCTGCCGCCACTACCCACAGGATGCCGTTCATGACAGACAGCTTGGAGTCGCTGGCGAACTCCGCCAGCTCCAGTCTCCGGTTGCGTTCCGCAACGGCCTCGTTGTATATTTCCTTGATCGTACGGCTCATTCCACTGTATAGGTTTTATTGTCGATGATAAACTCCCAGGCACCGCCCTCGTTCCAGCTCTCCTCATGCAGGATGACCCATATGGCCTCCATACCCGATATGATACGGTAACGCCCGGTCGTTTCGTCCCGGTCCGGCTCCCTGTAAGTCCCCGTCGGGGAGACAGGCAGTGTCATCCGGCAGTTACGCCGGTTGCCGTAACGTTCCACGACAGCCATCAGGTATTCGTCCAATACGGTCGGCCTGATCCGCGCCTCCGACAGGTCGAGTTCCATCAGGCCACGGCATTCGACGAGCGGCAAGAGGTCGGATATCATGCTTCCGGACAGGTCTATCCGGTAAGTGCCCGACAAAATCCGGAAACCGTCCAGTGCAGGCGCACAACCCCGGAGCGTCAGTTCTTCCACGTGCAGTTCACGGAGAAGGATGACGGACGAGGGGTTCATGCCGCTCCAGTCGATATGGCGGAACGAGGCATCGGCAAACCACCGGATCCTGCGCTTGTGACGCACACGACTGTCGAACGTATGGTGCAACGTGCGCGGTGTATGGCCGAGAATGACGGTTTCCGCTGCACTGTCATCGCCCCAGTCGATTTCCAACGTTCCCGTTCCGGAAACCTCGCACTGCACGGACACAAGTGCCGCTGACAACGAAAAAACGGCTGTCTGCGGGAGGGTGAAATGTTTGGGATAGACATGCCGTTCACCGTTGGAGGGTACAACGCCGTGCATCCCGTTATAGGCGACCACATCGGCATTGATGATGAATCCGTCGGTATAGGTCAATTCCTGCCCGGTGCGGAGTTCCGTTTCCAGTGAAAGCCCCGGATTGTTGATAAGCAGGTCCACAATCCCTTCGATGCTCCCGTACAGATGCAGGGCCACATCATAGATGTTCTGTCCGGTGATGACACGGTAATTACCCATGGTTGTCCTCCTTCTCCTCGGTTTCCAGCAACAATTCTCCCGTTGCCGAGTCTATATAGGCGTTCTTGATGACGACCTTGTCCGCACCAAACTCCGCCTGCAGTTTGGCGGCCAGGCCGTTGTTCTCCATGTTGGAGTGCAGGAAGTCTATCAGCCCCACACCGGTAGTCGGATGCTGGTAGAGATTGCCGGCCACGGCCTTGAGCAGGAATGTCCCGTTCTGCATCTTGGAGGCTCCGATCCCGAAGTCCGTCTCCTCGCCGCTGTAGACAACCAGGCAATCTTCCCGGATCAGCAGGTTATAGAGGCCGTCTTCATTCAAGGCATAGAGCGAAGGCAGGGTTACCGCCTGCCTCGTCCTGTCATCATATTCCTGCATGACCGGAAACCAGCATTTGCCGGTGGCTGCACAACGTACATATTCCACGCCGCCGGAACCGCTTTCCATGGCAATCCGGACCGTCAATAACCGGTTGTCGGGTATATAGGGAATACGGATATGAATACCTTTTGCATCGCTATACGATGAGAGAAAGTCCGCCGGTACGGTTATCTCTCCGTGACGGAAGTCCGCATTGTCGGCTTCTTCCACGCTGTCAAGCAGGCGGAAGTTGTAGAAAGTCTTTCCGGCAACCCGTCCGGACATTTCCACTTCCCCGTATTCGGCATCCATTATGATATCCTCTCTGGCCATGGTGTTGATATAAAAATCCCGGCCGCACCCAAGAGTACGGCCGGGGTACTCTTTGTGTAAAGAGTAGCGGCAGACAGAAATTTCGGTTTATGCGTCTTTGGAAATTTCGTTATAAATCGCCTCCACGGTGCCCCACATGTCGTCGGGCAGTTCCTCGTCCGAGATCTTCTCGCAGGCGGCTTGCAGGTAGGCCATCTCGTCGGCGGAGAACTCTACCTCCAAGGGATGCTCTTTCTCCACGTCCCACTCGATACGCTTGTCTTCCGCATTTTCACGAAGGTTGATGGCTTTACGTTCCTCGTCACCGATGGCGATTTTACGCAGGATTTCCTTTTTGAGGTTGAATTCCTTAAAGTTGCCACGTGCCGGCAGGAAGGTCGGCAGGTAAAGGCGGTCCTTGACACTCAGTTCCATTATGATTCTTTTTTAGGATTGATACTTTCACGGATATATTGCTGCATCTTGTCGAAATCCCGGAATATGGGACCCAGTTCCCTTCCAGCGGGAAGATTACAGGAGATGTTCCCCTGTTCCATGTAGATAATCCCGACGGGGGGTATGTTCCCTTCCGTATCCGCTTCCTTCCCGTTCACGGAAACATGAAGACGGCTCAGCTCGTCATTGACAATGGAATACTCCAATACATAAGAGGCGTTCTCCGTCTTTTCTTCAGCGGTCTTGGTGACAGTGATGTTGGTAATGTTCATACGCTTTGGCTTTTTAATAAGTATAGGGCAAGGCTATGGATTCCGGTTACTAGCTGTTGTAATTTAATGCCTGATAGTGGAATGACGGGTAGTTGCAGCAAAGAAGGGTCAGTGAATCCCCTCTTTCCATACCGTAGTTTGTCGTGCCCCCGTTCTGGTTCCTCACATTCATGATATTCACGTGTCCTCCCCAGTTATAACTGTAGAACAACGTGAACACGTAAGCGAAATCCGATGGAAGGCTCGAATACCCGAACATGCTCGCGACTGACGATGCGCTGGGGAGGCTGACATTATAGGTGGCATTGGCATAGATGCAGAAGATGTTGGCGGCGGAGAAGTCAATGGAATACCCGGAGCCCGTAAAATATACGGTCTTCATCTTGATGCCTATGGCGGCAGGACCGACCAATGCCGCGTTGGACCACACACCATAATTCCTGTATCCATTCTTTACCTCGATATACAGCCCGTAGTTGTTCAGGTATGAATTATACTTGTTGTTCACGATTCTGCCGGTGGCGCATGTACCACCTGTGGATGCCGGAAACGTGTTCGCCCCGAAAAGGACATAGGAGGTGGTGTTTCCCACGCGGAACAGGTCATTGTAAATGGCCAGTCCACCCCCGGAACCGCTACCCGAAGCGGTAGAGCCGATACGTCCCTGACCGATGGAAAAGCCCCCGATGGTTCCGGCGTTGGCATTGATCGTTCCGGTCATGGTCACGTTACCGCCGGCGTCCCACTTGATATTCTGGTTGGCAAGATACCCGGAACCGTCAGCTGCAAACGAGATCTTCCCGCATCCGAAGACAGCGGCCCCGTCAGTTTTTAATGCCCAATACTCCTTTCCCGTGGAGGGGTTGTCATGATAGATGTATCCGGATGCAGCCATTACAATCCTGTGTCCGGAACTTGGGGCGGATGCCGTAAGTGAGCTGGTACCCAACGTCCATCCGCCAATCTTGCCGGCCACGGCAGTAATACCCGCCCTGTCAAGCGTAACTTTGACGGAATTGCCCGCATCCCTGACCGATATGCTGCCGTTATAGGAACTGCCGCCTACCACCAGTGCGCTGTCCACGACTATCTGGTTCGCCTTTACCGTACCGGTATAGATTCCGTTAGCATCGATGGTCGTGGTATACTTCTCCGTCGATGTCAGGTCGAAAACCGTTGCATAGGCTACATACCAGACCAATGGAGCGGAAGAGGTTCCTTGAGTTCCGTCAATATAGAAGAAGTGGGTATTGGCAAAATTCGAGGTACCACAGACAACCTTGTAGATGTACTCCTTCCAGTCTCCCGTTCCGGCTGTGGAGGTGAGCCAACGACTCGAACCGCCTGTGCCGATGCTGTTGGTGCCCCAACGGATGTTACGTCCGGCCGGTATCTTGGCGATGATACGGGCTACCAGCACCTTGCGCGAACTGCAAGTCGTTCCGAAATAGAATCCCCCGTTGCCGGGGCTGGCCGTACCCTTGGTCTGTATCTTCAGTACGTACTTACTCTCATTGGGGGCGGTCGTATCCTGCTCCCGGGTAATCGTCACCATGCCGTTACCGGAATTGTTATAGACGGCCGTACCGTTGTTCCCTTTCCAGAACGTGGGGTCACGGTAGAGCATCTTTCCGAAGGCCATCGCCGAGGCGAGTTCCTGAGCAGTCGTGATTCCGGTCGTCCATTGGGCGGACACAGAAGAGGCAAAGGTAACGGAACCGGAAGCGTTCCATGAAATATTGCCTCCCGCAATCTGCCCGCTGCCGTCGTTGTTCAGTTTCCATTTTGCCCCGTTCGTTATCGAACCGTCAGCTCCCAGTGAAATATTATTCTTCCAGATGTGGGTATGGTCAAAAGCCCAGCCGGCGATACGGTTATAGACGTCCTTTCCGTCAACTTTCGCGTAGTTGGTGGAAAGGCAGAAATATTCGTACCCGTCCCACGACATCATCTGCAGCCCTATGAAGTTGGTCTTGACCGTGCTGCCGGAAGCGGCTACCTGCCCGAAAACGATATGTCCGGCATTGTTGGTGTTATGCCAGGTCATGGTGATACCGAAAGGCCGGTAACTGCCCGAATACCAATTGCCGCTGCCCTTGGCGGAAGAACGTATCTGTATAGGGGAAGAACCCGGGGTTCCGAGACCCGCGGACATGATATAATCCATGCCGATACTGAATCCCCCGATTCTTCCCCGGATAAAGTTACACGTCAATGCATTGATATACCCCGAATTAATAATGTCGGCCTTGAGACTCGCAGCGTCCAATTTCGAAGCATGAATGCTGCCGGCAGCAATCCTGTCGGCGGAGAGCGTCCCCGTCTTGATGCTGGCGGCACTGATACTTACAGCATTGACTTGTGCCGCCGTAAGTGTGCCCGTATAGATGCCCGTGGAACCTATATAGGTTAGTGGGTGGGCGGTAAGCGTGCTATCGTTATCCTGCGCCAACGCGATAAAGTGTTTACGGTGTATCTCTTCCTCCACGGATGCGGTCAGCGTACGGGGAGCCGGAGCGTTCGCTTTCGTAGAACCGCTCTGGAAAATCAGGTCAGAGTTGTAGGCAATCTGGGGGGCCGCCGGTATGGGAGACGGGCTGTATATTGAATTTACAATGGGCTGATCGGAATAAAGGTGGTATACTGCGCCTGTCGTCCCGCCGCCACGCAGGAACACGGCGAACATGCAGTTGTTGCCGCACAGGGCGGCCCCGGCAAACATACGGCAGTACATCTCGGAAAGCTCGTAGATATCCCACGAATAGGCGATACCACCCCAACTGCCGAAATTGGCTTTGATAAGCAGGAGCAGTCCGCCTTTATGGGTAGAGGTGTTCCAACTGTCAGGAGCCTGCTCGCTGTAACCGCGACGGATCAGGATATCGCGCTTGACGGTTTGCTCGCCGCCTTTGAAAATAACGGGATAGTACACGTCTTCCTCTCCGTTGATGACGATTTTGTGGTAGTAGGGATAGCCGTAATTTGATTTCTTGGCCGCCTCTATGTCGTTTTTCCATAGCAGGGAGACAGCGGAGGAAAACGAGACTTTTCCGGCCGCATCCCACGAAATGTTTCCGGAAGCGACCTGTCCGCTGCCGTCATTGTTCAGTTTCCATTTGGTACCGTTCGTTATCGAACCGTCGCTGCCCAACACCACGTTGCCTTTCCGGATGGAAGACACGTCTATCGTCCACCCGGCGATATTGTTCTGTGAGCCGAGACGGGCGATACATGCCCCCGCGCTGTTGGTCGCGTACAACCCGAAATCGCTGTCGCTGCCATAATACAGCTGTACCCGCTGTCCGGATGTCGCGCTGGAGTTCAAACCATAGACCACCACGCGCCTGTTCCCGCTGTCAAGCAGGATATGGCTGCCGGTCAATGCCGCCGCTCCGATCGTCCAGCCTCCTATCTTGCCTTTGGTGACATTCAGCGTAAGGGCTTCGATGTTGCCTGCCGTAACCAGAGAGGCTTTCACGCTGGCCGTATCCAGTTTGGAGGCGTTGATGCTGCCCGCCGCTATACGGTCGGCGGAAATGGTACCGGCAGTAATCTGACCGGCGGTAATGCTTCCGGTATAGATGCCCGCTGCGGTGATTTTTGTCAGTTTGGGGTAAGTGCCACCGCCCAAAGCGGTGGTTATGGAATCAATCGGGGCTGTCCATTGAAGGGAAACGGAAGCGGCGAAAGTAACATTTCCGGAAGCGTCCCACGCGATGTTGCCGCCCGCCACCGCACCGGCTCCTGTCGATTCAAGACGCCATTTATAGCCACGGATACCCGTTGAGCCGACAGTCATCGAACCGGATGCCGCCGTATAGGCGTTGGCAACATTCTTTTTCGTACCGCGATAGATGCTGTCGCTGTCGATGCTCCATCCTCCGATAGTTCCCTTGGTGGTCGTGAGGGTCAGGGCATTGATGTTTCCGGCGGTGATGAGCGAGGCTTTCAGGGAGGCCACGTCGATACGAGAGGCTGAAATCGTGCCCGAGGTGATTTGTGTGGCATCGAGATGCAACGTTTTCACGGTATCGGCGGAGAGTTTTCCGGTAAAGATGCCGTCCTTATCGATATAGGCCGCACCGGCCCAGTTCAGGCTGACATCAGCCCCGAACTCGATTTTGCCGGTGGAAGCGTTGTATTTGATGGACTGGCTGCCGTTGCCTAACTGCACGTTGCCCCCGTTGTCCACGTAGAAGGTCTTGTAACCGTCCTTGAAGCCATAGATGCCGTTGACAGTTTCGACAGTAACCGTTCCGGAAGCTGTCTTTACGGAAAGCGGGAATGAACCGATGGCGATACCGGAAATAGTGCCGTCGCTGTTCTTGGTACCGGTGAACAGTTTCGGGGTAATGACCGTGTTGTTGTTGATAAGTGTCTTGCCCGTGTTCCACTCCTTGACCCAGTCGAGCATGGAGGCATCTGCACCGTCTTTTCCCGGCGTACCGGATTTGGCTTTCGACCAGACAAATGACAGGGTATAGGTAGCTCCGGATATGATGACGGGAATGGAAACCGTACCATGGTCGGCCAGCGTGGCCGTACCCGCCGCAATGTTATAGGTAATGGTCTTGTTGCTGTTGTTGACGGATATGGAAGAGAACCCGGCAGGTTTGACAACCGGTCCGATGGAGAATCCGTAAAAATCGGAATCCCCGAGCGTTACCTGGATGGTGGAAGTGACGGATACGGCGGAGGGTATCTTCCCGTCCGCATCCGCGGGGAAGACATATTCTCCGAGCGACTGGCTGATGGTATAGCCGTCTTTCTGTATGTGGATTGTCGCCTGCCCCCGGGCGACCAATGTCTTTGCCATATATGCTCTTTACGGAAAGTATAGGGAGAAAGAATGATAGCGGGTTGCCGCTAAGCGGGGAAATCAATACGCGGAATATGAAGGCTATGGTAGTAACATCAACATAACCGTGGTGGACGGGATAAGTTTCCTTTTAGACAGCGGAAAGGCAAAAAGACAGGGAATGAAAATTCAAGATAGGAATATTATAAAAGCAGATATAAGTTCAGGTGTTTATCGAACATGGACGGGAATAACATCATACAACAAGCCCCGTCAAAGGATAACTGTACAACAGGGGGGATCCCCGGCTGACCGGTACATATGTTCAATTCTGCGGAATACTAAAAAACCTTGTTATGTTAAAATAATATAAAAAAGGGGGGGGTAAATTGCAATCCAACAGTAAATCTATATCAATGGATTATAAATATCAGTACATTTGACGTATAAAAAACAACTTTATAAGAAAGAAAATTATGAACAAGCACATTATTGGCGAAAATGCAGGAATCTTATGGCGTTTCCTAAGTACAGACGCCCATAAAAAATGGGAACTCGCGGAAGTTAAAAAAGGTACTGGTATGGATGATATGGAGCTGGCCAGCGCGATCGGATGGCTGGCACGTGAAGATAAAATTCAGTTTGAACTCCAGTATCTAAATGGAAAAGATAAAAAGGCATACATATATCTTATACTGAACGTGTATTTCTAAAAACAGGTTTCCGGTGGTGAGCCGGATGAAAAAAAAGGAAATCATAAAACAGAAATGGTGCCGGTTATATCCTTATATAGCATACACGGAACTGACCGATCTGAACAAATATCTGGTTTTACTCCCAAAAATGCAAAACCGGATATTTGTTTTTAATTTAATGCTAATCAATATTTTACATTATACAGCAAGCACCATGTCCATACACGGAGACGGTGATAGCTCCATATCAGTCGTCTCTATAAAAACCTGTAAAGCATCCTGCTATTTCGATACCTCGCACATGAGCACGCCCTTGCCGGTCACATCCGCTTTCGATACGGTGATGGATTTTCCCGTATAGGTCTTTATGACCGATGTTCCGGCCGGGTTCCACAATTTCCATGTATAAGTGTAGGCTGTGCCGTTCGCATCCAGTTCCTCTCCGTTGCGGTACAGTACCGCCTTGGCATCGACATCGTTGCCGTTGTTCTTTATCGTGAACCCTTTCTGGCTGACAAGATCCACCGTGATGGGGTCCGACATGTCCGTGAACGAGATGATGTCGCAGACCACCTTGTTTGCCGAACTGTTGCCCGCTGATGTATCCGTATCCTTGATGGCGCATTTGAATGTCTCGAAATTCAGCACGGCATCCGCCGTAATGGTAATCTCGTTCGTGGTCCAGCCTGCCGTCACTCCACGGGGATTGGTGGAAGTCAGGCAGGCCCATCCGGCACCCAGCATTGCATTGTAATACGGACAGGATACCGGACTGCCAGAAGCACTGGTCCCCGTAAGTGCCGAAGTCAGCGTTACCACTTTGGTTGAAGCGCTTACCGCCGATATGGTGTACTGCACGGAACCGATAGAGATTTTACCCCCGGCTTCCATATTGGCGACGGAAGCGACGGTAACGGTGTTCGTGCCGGTTTTTGCCTCGGCTGTAAGGGTCGTGTTGGCGAATATCGCGGAGTCCTTGATGCCCCAGGCATAGGTCACATTGGTCGTATCGATAGTGGCGCCCCGCCACAGGTCGCAATGCGCCTTGAGCGTAGCCACTTCATCGTTCTTGAAGACAATGCCGTCGGGAGCATAAGCCACGGCGGCAATCATCGCCCCTGCGTTCAGATGCTGGGTGAACTGTACCTCCGCACGGAAAGGAATCTCCAACCCGTTGGCATCGATGTAGATTGCCTCGAAAGTATACCGTACCTGCGGGACGGAAACGGTCATGTGGTTTGCCTTGACGGTCAGGGCGTATTTGGCGGAAGCGGCGCCGATCGTGCAGCTGTCCTGTCCTGAAGTTATGACCGTGCCGTCCTTGTACCATTTGGCGGAGCCGCTCTTGACACCGGCTGTCAATGTCGCCGCGTTGCCGACGGATGAGATCTGGTCTACGGCCGCCTTGCCGCTGACAAACAGAGAAGGGGTCAATATCAGATACGGGGATGCCGCCCACGAGGGGGCATACGCGCCGGTATCCTTGTTGAATACCTGGGTCAGCGGTTGCGAGGAACCGATAAACGCCTGTAAGGAGACAGCATCATTCTGGTCGATGATGGTGACTTGTCCGCGTGCTACTTTGATTGCCATATGCTTATTGTAATGTTGTCGATATATTCACTTCGCAGTCGAAAACGGCCTTGCGCCACACGTCCCCGCCGGTTATCTCTATCTCCCTGCCGTAACGCGGTGCGGCGTTCCATATCCTGTCGCTCTCCGTATCGCGGCTCGTCCGTATCCAGCGGAAATTGCCGTCGGGAATGAGCGGCGTGATCTCTTCACCGCCCCTGTACACCCTGGCACGGAGCACCGTCGAAACGATTCCGTTGCGGAATGTCGTGCCGTTTTCAGACTCTACATAAACAGTATAGGAGGGCGATCCGTCGTAAAGTTTGAAAAAGGTATGGGTCGCACTGATTTTTTCATTACGGTATGTCGCCGTGTAGCGGAGGGTCAGCACGTCGCGTCCTTCCCAGCCATGAAACGGGGGTGTCATTTCAAACACGGCGGCATTGCATCCGGCATCTTTCCATATGCCGTCAGCGGCAAGGTATTCCCACTGCCGGCTTTCCGGCTCGAAATTGTATTCGGTCGCCACAAGCGGGATATTATCCGGTTCGCATGCGCCTGAAAGCCCGTCCTTGAAATGGAACGCCGTGCCGCCTGTCAGGGAGACGGAACGGGGCTTGAGCAGTTCCTGTGCCTCCTCGTCGAGGTCTTCCCAGCGGATGGTCACATCGCGCAGTTCGATGGTATCCTTGCCCCACTTGAACCGTCCCGAGGCGAAATGGCCAGTCCCGTCCGGATTGATGACGAAAGAACCGTCCCGTGAAACGATCGAGCCGTCTTCGTTCAGCCGCAACAGAGGATTCTGTATGGTACCCCCGATACCTCCCTTATTGAACCAGGCACCGTAATCGTCCGTGTAGGACAAGGCTTCATCGGTCGCCTGATAGGGGGTCACGTTCTTTCCGGTCTCCAATTGAGGGGCGGACAACGACAGGGGGACGGAAGCGGCAATGCCGAGATACATGACGGGGGAATCTGACCCGCGTATGGGGAACGGGACATTATAACGGACCCATCCCTTACCGGCAGCCACCGTCCGCTCACCGACAAGGTGTTCATCCTGATAGAACCGGATGGCTGCCGTATCTTCCGCTTTTATCCAGACTGAGAAACAATAACAGACTCCTGTATGAGCCTCCCGCCAGGCGGCACTTTGCGCACCAAGAAGACTGTCTCCGGCTATCCGTACACACCGCCCGAGTCCGGCGGGAGATGTTTCATCCAGCTCTTCCGAATGGCTGAACCGGCAGGACAGGCTGTCGGGTATGACATTCTTATGGATTTTGCCCACATAGAACGTGCTTGAAAAACCGTTCTCATCTCCCGCGGTAAGCGTGCCGGCTATATTGACATTGCGTGTGGCATAGAGATTCTGGAAATAGGCCCCGTAACCGTCCAACATGCCGAAGACCGGATCGATGATGCCGCTGACCTTTCCCACACGGGCCTTGCTCGCCTCGCTGAAGGCGGATACGGAGGCAAGACGGACAATGTTCAGGTCGGCGACATCGCACCAGTCCCCCTCGGCGGTCAGGCTTGATGTCAGGTCAAGAAACAGGCTCCGGCTGTACTGTGCCGGGTAATCCACGGTGATGACCCATAACTTGTACTCCCAGTCCCGGTCGATAGAGATTTCATCTTCCGCATCCGTCTTTTCACGGTTCGTATAGCCGAACCGTATTGGTACGGAGTCCGATGCTTTGGAGGACCTGGCCTTGAACGATACCAGCAGGCGTTCCGGATGCCCGACCGGTTCTTCCAATGTCAGTATCAGCCCGTAAGATGCGTTTCCTGCCGGTTCCGCGTTGCGGATAATGCGGACAATGCGTGTCGCTTCCGAATCGGCATCCGGATATTCCGTTTGCAGCATGCTGCCATAAACGGCGTACCTGGACTTGTCCGGCACTCCCGCCATGCCTCCGTCCATAACGGGATAGCATAGGGAGCGTTCGGTCGCCATGCCGTCGATGACATCCATATAGGGTGAATCGCTGTCAGAAGCCGTCAGGTACAAGGCCCCGCTGCGTGCCGTATCGAACAGGTTGGTAACCCGCACGAAGTCCAGCAGTTCACCGCCCTGCGGCTCGTCCCCGTCCAGTAATGCCCCGACGAAATAAGGGGCGTCCCTGTCCCCGACAAGCTCCGTTCCGGTTTCTGTCACGCACATCAGCGAATAGACGGTACGCTCCTGTTCGGCATATTGCCTGCGGATGATATCCCCGGCTTGCAGTCCCTGTGTCTTCTGCGAGTCGGGGGCGATACGGATCTTGTATGTCGGATAACGGAATACGGACATGGATTATGACAGTTTTTCCACGGTGTCTCCCGAACAGCTGTCGCTGATCCAGAAGGAACCGTTGGTTACCGAAGTCTTTTTGACCTCGAACTCATAGGCGCGGAACTTACGGCGGGCCACCACTTCGTCGAATGTGGCGGAGACGCCTCCTGTCGTCCGGTTCCGACGGATAGCCCATCCGCTTCCGGAAAGGCCCGGGGAAAAGAACTCCGAAGAGAGCGACCCGGTAAAGACGCTGTTTCCGTAATGCCGGATATCGTCCTTCTCCGCTTGCAGGCGTAACGCCTCTGTCAAGTATAGGGTTCTGTCAGTAATCCGGGTGGGCGACGCATGGATTCCGATATGCCCGGCTGCTTCCAACGGAACACCGACCGTAACGAAATCGGCATCGGTGCGGATATGGAACGATTCGCTGTGACGGTTCTGCGGGGCATAACAGCTCACGGACGGACGGTGTGAAAAATCCGTACTGTGAGGGATAGCCGTCCTTGCGTCCTCTTCCTCGTAGATTACCTTGGAAGAAAGCGATACGCGCTCCCTGTCGCCTGTGAGCATGAATCCCTCTGCCGTGCCCATCCGCAAGCGCTTGTGGATAACGATACCTTCATCGGAAGTGTCTGCCCGGTATGAGGAGAGCAGGTCGGCACCGTAGTTGTGGCGGACAGTCAGCGAGCCCGGAAAACACGCCTTTCCGTAAGGGGAAAGCATCAGACACTCGCCGTCCACGTCCGATATGCCGGAGAACAGGCGTATCTTCGGGGTATGGTCGCCGCCTAAAAGAAGGTCACCGCCGATACTCCCGAACTGTATCTTGTCCTTGTCGGTACGGAGCAGTACGGGAACATCTCCGATCCGGATGCCGAACCCGTCCAGGAACGAGAGAAACCCGGCAAGAGCGGCATCCTCTTCCGAAAACGAAAGCAGACATTTCCCTTTGTCGCCCAGTTCCACGCCTTGTAGCGCTTTCAGTCCGCCGTCCAAGACCGTACTCCCTCGCACCGTCAGATCCCGTCTTACCATGCCATCCCGCATGGTCCAGTCCACTGCCGCCAGATTGGCGTTGCCCCGGTGGTATACGTCATGTCCCCCCACAGTCAGCCGTGACGGAGAAATGAACACTCCCGTTTCCTTGTCCCCGATAATCCATTCTCCGCCCGAGTGTACGGAGGCATCCTGAAAATCAATGCGGGAGGCATTGAGCGTAGCGGTGGTCTTGTCCGCGTCGTAACGGATCAACTGCCTGCCGCCGATATGCAGGCTGTCGCCCCCGACTTTCAGGTTACCGGTAATCCTGATACCGTACTCGACGGCAGTTACCACACCTTCCGGATCGGTAATATCCTGCGAATAGGTTTCTATAATACGGGTGTTTCCAATGCCGGCTTCGAAACCGTAATTGGCACTGAGCCTGCCGGTCATGTCACCGCCCGATTTCTTCAGGTAATCCAACAGCAAACCGCCGCTTCCGGAACCGCCTTCTCCCGCAACGGCTCCGGCAATGGCGGATGCAAAACCGTAAGCGGTATTCTTCAGTCTCAGGCTGGCCTCGTCGCCTTCCTCGATGCCGTAAGGATGCTCGTCGTCCTTTTTCTGCTGGGCATTGAAAAAGTTATGGTACAGCTGTGCGTAGATGGAATAGCACAGGCTCTCCTTGTCGAGGGTTTCTATATCGGGATGCAGTTGTACGCTCATTTGGTGTAGCTGGTCTTGGAAAGAAAATTCTGGATACGTGATGTCAGCGAGATGAAATTCGGCATATTGATCGGCGACATCGTGCCCATCAGTGTGGGGGTCATGATTTTCGAACATTCCGTCAGGAAGTCGAGCATCAGCCGGGCAAGCTCATTACCCAGAACCAGCGGCTCGGTGGCATTCTCGTCACCGAGCGTCACCTTGTTGTCGGCAACAGCAACGGTCGTGGAATTGACCTTTTGCACCACTTTGTCCGCCGTTTGCCTGATTTCAGACTTGTCCACCGTATGCGTGATGCTTTCCGCATCGATAACGCTTGTCGCTTCCTTATCCTTGTCATTCCTGACGGTTGTTGTGACGGCAGTCGGCGTATAGCGGGTGGATGTCTCGTTGCCGGTGGCTTCCAGTTCATCGTAGTCCGGGGAGGAATCGTTTCCCGGATCCAGCTCCTCCATTTCAGTCACGCCGATGACGGTTTCCGTGCGGGCATTAAGCCGCAGGATATCCACATGGGAGAAGTTAACCACATAGGCATAGCGGGTGGCGGCATCCATGAAGATGGTCACATCGGAAAAGAGTGCGGGTACGATCAGGAAGCCGCCTTCGCTGTTGGTGGCGGCCGAGAGCAGCACGCCTTTATGGATGACAGGTTCGGCGGAGGCCGTCTCGTCCGGGTACTCGCCGACATCGATGGTACCGCCGTAGTCGGAAAACTCCTCGTCCGAGGGGTCGTCGTGTATCTTGGCGACATAACCGTGTATCATGCGGGCCGTACCGATACCGGACATGCCTCCGGGAGCCAGGCTGATTCGTTCCATACTACGGCCGAGGGCTATCTTGCGGATAGCCTCACGGATAAGCAATTGGTTGGATTTATCTGAGGACAT